TTATTCTTTACCGAAAACGTTGTTCTCTTGCTCTTGTACTCGGATGAAAGTAGTACGCTTAGTTAGCTCTTTAAGCTGCGCTGCGCCTACGTATGTACAAGTTGAACGTACACCACCAAGGATGTCAGAAATCGTATTATGAACTGAACCACGGAATGGTAATAGAACGGTTTTACCTTCAGCAGCACGGTACTTAGCAACACCACCTGAGTGCTTGTCCATCGCACTTTGTGAAGACATTCCGTAGAATCACCAACACAACGACAAAACACTTATAAAAACAACAAGATAACAATTAAAATCAATAATTTAAAAAACACTAAAAAGACGTATTTAGACATTAAAAGACAGTATAAAACATTCTCTGTCGCCATTTTGTAGCCACTTTTTTGGGAAACGTCTCGCACATAATCATGCAATTACTAATTGACGTTTTACACATCCAACTTCAAAACTTTATAGTTGCTTGATGCAAGTGACTTCAAGCACGTTCTTCTAAAGCCCTTCGCTTGCGCTTTGGAATAGCCGAGAGTTTAATCACTCTCGGCTTTTTTCTTTCTAATATAACAATATTAATGGTTCATAATTCCAATTTATAAGAATTTAAATCAATCAGATTCCATTAAAAACTATCTAAACTAGTATCACCTTTAACATCACTTTATCTAATGTAGAATATACCTGTTGTTTTATTTGGTGTAATACTATGAATAATTATTGGCTTTGGTTTGTATTTAGTGCTTTTGGAGGCGCTCTAGGTTTCATCGGTGGCTATCTATTGACGCCTCTTTTTATTGATGGTCAGATTCTTAGAGCTGATATTTTAGGAAGTTTGGGGACATGGGCAGGATCAATTGCGACTGTAGGAACCCTTATTTTTTTAATTCGTCAAAATATCGAACTAAGTAAACGCCAAGATGAGCAACAAAAAAAACAAGAAAATACAGTACGTATGCAACAAGGACTTTGGGAAAAACAAATACAATCTTTAAATGTTAAAGCTTATCATAGTCATCAATCTGAATTTATTGAAGTTATTAATTCAATTGAAAGACGTTATTCTAAATATTTCTTCTCCTTCAACAAAAAAGATTTTTATAACGAAGTATTTCCAAACAATAGCCGCAACAAAATCGAATATGAATTAACAGACTTAGATGATAAGCACCCACTAAAACGAAGCATTGTTTATTTTGAACACTGCATATCTGAACTAATCATTTTACAAAGCTCAAAAGCACATTTTGAGATGATAAATAATGTTTTTTTTAATTTCAGTTATAGTATGCATATGATCCCTATTGCACGAAAAGAAGCTGGAGAAATAACAATTAATGACAAAACCATCAACATTTTCAAGGTGACAAATCTTGTTATGGAGCTATCTGATGTAATGAACCAAATTCGGGACTTTTGCGAACTGAAGTATTATCATAAACAAAGTAATACTCCTTTTTACTCAAGTCTTATCATTGAAAACTTATTGCACTTTTACTCTACAACACCTCAAAATTCGTCATCTGTAAAAGTAAATTTCGGTCACTTTAATTTACTTAAAGTACTTTCAAAGACTATTCTTACCGTTAAAGCAAACTCTATTGATGATAAAGAAATCAAAAAGTTAATAAACATTGAAGATATTAGAAGAGGTTTTACTATAGAGAACATTAATGACAAAGGTGACGTTAAAAACTACTTAAATAAACTAATTACGGCACTTCATGCATCCCCTCCTAGCTCTTGGTCTAACGAACTCATTGGATTAATAAACTTTATTGAAGAACAAATAAGTAACCAATAGCCATCAATGCCCACAAATGACCCTTACTGTTCAATATTGTAAACCTTAGGTTGACTACGAAGTGTATTATTTATACTATAGTTTCATATGTTAGAGCTGTTAATTCAGCCTGTCTGCTAGCTAATAAACGTGTTACGCAGGCGTTATAAAACGCTCATTTGAGCAAATCTTAAGGAATACATTATGTTATCAGCAAATCAAACGCCAAAACGCATTGTGTTCACTAATGCCGATCGTGCGGCAGCTTTTAACACATTAGAAGAATCACGAAAACGACGTGCTAGGTCACCTCGTGCCAAAAGGAAATTAGCAGGACATGAAGCTTAAAATTGTTGTTGACCATGAACTAGAACCACTAAACGAGCAACAAAATATTCTAAAAGATGAGTTCACTCTCTATAAAGAGTTAAGTCTAACCCAAAGCAGCAATAACTTCATTACTCCACCAATTGGCATTCAGATGTCAAAACCTTCAGTCCATCCATCTTTTGGACGAGATACAGAATTTGAAAAACCAGATTCATTAATTAATGATATCCTAGAATATAAGCTAACTAAAGTTCATGTTGATACAAGAGAAGCATGGTTACCACATAAAGAGCAGTGGAACTGTAAAAGTAACGAAAGCATTGTTTATTCTGGTTTCAAAATGCCTTCTGGGACTTATTGTATTGTAATACTTGATTTTCTCATAGATAACGGTGATGCAGACAATTTCGATGCTCATGATAGTTATACTAGTGATGATATCGATAGCTACTTAGATATCGCACACGAAAATAGAGAAAACATCTTAACTGAACAATAAACTAACTGACCTTATAACTACCAGCAGAACTCCCCTTATCTACAACAACCATCGCATTTGCAGTTATTTCATCGACTACTGCATTTGCTATGGCTTCGGCTAAATCTGCCGCTTTAGCAAACTCACCCTCTGTCACCATGCCTTTACCTTGCATCTCTTTAACTATCTTCGCTTTCAATGAACCTTTATCTAATGCCATATTACTTACCTGCAAATACAGTGGTTGAGCCATCAACATGGGGTTTACCTGTAAATGGACAGATACTTTCACAAGTGATAACCCCTGCTCCGCCGTTTAGCTTTATCATTCCACCTTCCATACTAATGTTCTTCGCTTGAATGATTTGGTCTTTTGAAATGGTAATTGTCTGTTGGCCATTGATAACCACAATGTCATCTTTACCAATTTCTTGAATACGGTTTTCTAGTACCTTGTATTTATCATCTAAGGTAATCACCGTACTTCTCAATTTACCAATGGTTGTAATCAATTCACCAGCTGTAGCTAGTTGCATATTCCCTAATGAACCTAACGTTACATTGTCACCTGCTAATAAACTGATCGCACCAAGAGCTTCTATCACTTTCTGCCCAACGATTTCTTCAATGCTATGTTCATCAACCGTAATGTGATGGTTTCCGAACTCACCTTGATAACAATCTGCTTTATCAATTTGATGAAACGCTTCTTTAGTTTGTGTTTGGTCTGTTTGTTCTTTGGTATCACCAGCTGCGTTTACTCTGGTACTCACTTCATAACGTTGTTGCTGTAATTGCTCACCTGCTTCCAGTTCTGGCAGTGCGTAATCTTTGCCATATACGTTTCTAATGATTGGGTGATCATTACGACCGTAAGCAAAAGCGATTTCGACTAACGTCCCTTCCGTTGGGTACGCCATTACCCCAGCTTCATTACCTGCCATATTAATTGGCATTAGAATAGAACGATAAACAGGAACACGCTTATCTTGGTTTAAGTTCTCATCCAACAGCTGAACATCTACCGCAAAGCGTGGGCGATAGGCATCATTAACTTGCCCTTCTGTTGATTCATCTCTAACACCGACTATCTGACCAAATAAAGGTAAGTGATAGCCTGAAGCAAATTCAGGGAACTGTTGCAACCATTCTCGTTTCTTTGCGCTTTGTGTGCTTTCTTGCCAATAAGCCGTCATTTCATCGCCGATTAAATCTAAACGGCTGATACGTTTTTCATTAATAATCGCTCCTGGGCGTAACATTGGGAACGGTGCAAAGGTGACATTATCGCCATTATGTCGAAGTGATAAATCTTGAGGCACTTTCACTGGCTTATTGAAGAAACGACAATCTTGATAAGCACCAATAAATACGGTTTGGTCAGTATGTTGGTACCAAACCAGATCAGGAATTCCAAACGCACGACCAATGGCTTTTAGACATTGGTAACCATTACCGCTGCTCATGAAGTTTGGGATCACTTTATCAATGTAATCAGCTTCTGGAAGTTTGAAATCTAGCCCTGTTTGAACCTCAATTTCATTAATGACTTCACGCATACTTGGATGCTCTAAACTCAAACCTAAACGGAAATTAAGAATGGCTGAGTTTTCTTTCACTGTGATTTTTTGATGTCCGTTCTCTGCAGGTTGTATCTTTTCAATAAACCCTTCAAACCACGGTTCAATCTTATTGTTATAACCAATATCAAACCGCACCGCTTGATGCTTTTCTAATGCTATGTCTGTAGCAATAGTGAAGATGGCCACACCACCAAGAGAGAGCTTTAGGCTCACCATGTGCTTTGCTAGTTTTACTTCTTCATTATTTATATACAGGTGTTTCTCTAGCTTCATGCTAATGTTTCCTCCGCCTCTTTTAATGCTTGCTGATGCCGTGTGCTCTGTACTTGATTTGGCTTGCGGCTTTGCTTATCTCGGTTCTCTTTTTGCTCTGCTACGCTGTTATGCTCTCGCAGTTCAAACGATACATTCCAAGCTAATAATGAGTCATGCTCTGTGGCATTAATACGACCAGTGAATTTGATTTGGCGGATCTTCAATGCTTTTGCTATGTCATGACCAATACGATAAATAACACGATTTTTGCGTTCATCTTTTGCTGATGCTAATTGATATAAGCGCGTTAACGTGTCGGTTTGGCTAAAAGGAATTAAGCCTGAAATACTAAGCTTCTTTCCTTTGTCGCCTTGCTCTGCGGTATCTGTTCCTGACGATTGACCGCTCATGTCTTGATCTTTAAGTTCCATAGACACTTCAACACGCATACTGGTTAAAGCAAAGAATTCACCGTTCAGGGTTAGCATTGTTTACCTCCTAGCAAAGCAACTCTTGAAAGAAAGTTAATGGCTCATGACTTAATAACAAACTGGCCACGGTGTATTGATGATCACTCGGTAACTCTGCTTGTGTTAATTTGGTAGCAATAGCTTCAGTTGAACCATGTAAAGGCATTGCCCACACGCTACCTTTCAGATTTTTCAGTACATTAATTTTTATGCTGATTTGATTTAGTTTCGCTTCACGTTTAACAGCTAAAGCTTGCAACTTTTCAATCACATTACTTTTGTCATCACAAAGTGACTCAAGCGTAGCGAGTTCTGCGCCTTGTAGCTTCATTAGTTCACGAACTGGTGCGCCGTTCATATTACTGGTTGGTTTGAATCTTGGTTGAACAATGGCTACAGGTTGAAAGCGTTTATCCGTTTCATTGGTGGTTAATGCTGTGGCCTGCCTTGCTACTTGCCCCCAATCAGGTAAACAAAAAACACTCGTTAATTCATTCAAGACACTTGCGAACGTGGCTAACTGAGACTGATTAACCATTATGGCCACACAATATAAATTGCCAGTTGGTCGATGCTTATCTGCATTATCACGAAGCTTTGCTGCTAAGGTTTTAATTGCTGTATTAGCATTTAGATAACGACCTAATTCTACCTTTTCACCAACACCATATTGATAAGGTGAAACGGTTAGAACTGTACCTTGATTAAGTAACTGATTAAGTTCATCACGTAAATGAAGCAAACCTTCAGCTTCAGCACTTAATTCATTTCGAGAGAAAGCGGCATCACTCGTCATCGATGTTAAACGACCAGCCGCTTGATTTATAACCCCAGCAACTTGAGTTGTTACGCCCTCGCTACTGCTTTGGATTGCTTGCGCTGAACTCGGCCATGTAAGTGGTGATTGCTGCCAACTCATATCAAACCCGACAACGTTGGACGACCACACTCAGGAAAATCATCTTGTTCAACATATTCATTTAGAAGAATACGATCACCAAGTAACGAGTAATATTCATCTTCGGTGTAATTAGTTTTACGTAACTCTGAATAGATTTCAGGAATTTGTTTATCTTGAGCGTAGAACAGTAATTCAGCTTCAACTTTAGTTAATAGTTCTTGCTGCCACTGCTTTTCTGTTTGCGCCCAATAAGGACGATAACGCGCTTCATCATATTGCCAAACATCAAGTTCTATATTCCATGAATCAAATGGTTCAGGCTCTAACAATGTATGCGTGTTTGGAATTACACCGAGTTCTTCAACTTGGTAATTCCCTTTTTCATCATTATCACGATCTTTTGCAAACGCAATTTTCCCACGATGGTCTTCAAGCTGTTTCCATTTATCATTAACTAAACGAACAGCAAAACCTTTCTTTGGTTTAGGTGGTTTAGTTAACGAATAATGCTCTGGCATAGATTCAGGAAACGATTTGATAAACATTTCCTTTGCGTTTTCATCCCAATAGTTACGACCTATAAATAGTTCAGTTTTTACCCATTCATCATTAATGAAATAGCATTTTTCAGTTTCCATCGCATACGTTGGTAACGCTTTAACAGTGCAAAGGGCTGGCAATCCCATATGCGCACGAATAGTCATAATTCCATCATGAGTAAATTCATTATTTTCGTTGTAATGGAATAAATGTTCTTTTCTATCTTTGTTTGAAAATTTCATTATGCTGCCCTTGTAATATACAACCAACGCAGGGAATTAGGATTAGTTTCGTCGCCGGTTCCAGTAATTATCCCTGTTGGTGTCCCAGCCGATACTTGTGATGTAGACTTACTTTGTGACCATTGCTGTTGATATGTCATATAGAAACCTGAACTACCGCCACTTGCCACATTACCACCTTTATGAGTACTAACATGTTGGTGAGGATCCATTTCATCCCCTGCAAAACCTAACGCTTGAACAGACTGTTCCTTTCTAGATAACACATCTTCACCTTCCCCCAATCCTCTAATATAACTTTTGCGCATATCAGGCATTACACCGCTAGGAAAACGCTCCGCTAATTTAGTAAATACGGTTTTATCAAAAGACTGACCTATATAAGCGATAAATTTAGGCGGAGCTTCTGCCGCAGGATACGGAATAGGACAACCAACGGGATAAATTAACTCTGCTAATGGAAGCCATAATTTATTTAAAACAAATGTTTCAATACCTCGCCATAGTTGTGGCAACAATATATGTTTTTGCTCTAGCGATTGATTATCGATATCGTCATTAGTTGCAGCATTATCTTTACGAACAAACTTCAATAACGCTCGCCAAAACTGTGGCAATTTAACGTGCTTTTTCTCTTTTGATTCTGAATCTATATCAGCATCAGTTGCTGCATTATCAGCACGTTCAAACTCTGCCGTTCCGCCGATAAATCTTGTATCAACTACATTACCGTCACCATCAATCTCTGCGATTTTAGTGACATAATGCTGAACGTGATGATCATCGATATAATCAGTAATCTCTGTTTCTGAGCAAGTAATAGAAAACACGCTTTGCCATCGGCTTGTTAGTTGACCTTGATAACTTGCATCTAAATAAATACCGCTGTTAGGTACTACATCTGCAATCGTTATTGGATTGAGTGAATGGCAACGTAAACCACCAAGATAACCGGTACCTATTTTTGCGCTGTAATCACTATCCGTTTTTTGAACTTCAAAACCATCATTTAAAAACGTTGCATGGCCATAATGATCAACATTGGCTAGACGTACTCGCTCATCCATTCCAAATAAACGTGCCGTAAAATCGATCTGCCATGTTGAAGCATCGACATTAATATTTGTTAATGCCTGAGCGCCAAAGTAACTCATCATAATTGAGCGAGTGACTGCATTGCCATTTTGCACACCTGCAATGGTTTTAAATTTACTAACAGTTGGAATATGACTAATGGCTGCAATCACACCGCTTTCTTTGTTACGTAGTCCAATCCAGTTAAATTCAAAATCACCGATAGTGGTATCCATAATCAGTGAATACACCACAGCATTAGGATTCACAAAACCTTCTTGGCTTGTATCTGCAACATGAACGATGAATTCAGCAGCAGGTAAACCTTCCGCTCTATTAATCGGCAATGAAGGATCTTGATTTGGAATGTTAGCCAATACAAATTCATTCAATTCAACGGCTGTTGCTGTCGCTTCTTGCTCTGCTTTATATTGCTCAAAGGCTAAGGTAATAATACTTTGTGACATGGTTATTCCTCTAAAACAGCAACGCTACATTCTTGTTGCCAATCTAATGGTGTAGCCGATATGGTCCATTGAACAGGATTTACGACTTGGTATTCATAACGGCGACAAGTACGCCCATAATGCTTAATTAACGTGCCAAGCAATTCAAAATTTTCAGACAATTGAGAGTCACTTAATCGAATAGATATAATGTCCCAATCTCGCTCTGGTAAACGTTCATTTACTTGAACAAAGCCAACACCTAAACGCTCAAAAATACGAATAAACCCTGCAACACTTCCTGAATCTTTTGCGTTGATAGCGGCAAACTTAACGCGCTTTCTAAATAAATCTAATGGTTCATTGTTGAAGCGTTCAATGTCCTTATCCCACGCCATTAACTTCAACAACGATTCGCTACACGTTAACGCATCCGATTGTTGCAATGGATATAACAACCAACCTCGGATTTTCACAAAGAACGAATGAACACCTTTAGATAGAAAATACGGTTCTTTGATAACATCCGTTGTAGTTGTTCCATCTTGCCACCAAGGAATAATGGTTTTAGGTAGTGCTGGTGCTTTTTTATCTTGTTCAGACATCTAGCACCTCACGAACAACCAATGTGTTTATTCTTGGTTGGTCTAATGCACTGATAATATCTTCTTGTACCTTTTCTCCCACGATGAACTTTACTGATTTAACCAATGCCATATTGGTATGAATTTCACTGGCCATTAATGACAAACTAAAACGGCTTATAGGTTTTGCTCTTGTCATTTCATTAAAGGCTTCAGTTTCTCTAAATGCAGCTCTGATACGACTTTCAACTTCACCTAACTCTTGTTCTTTCTGTTCATTGGTTAGGTTACTTTCAAGCACCACTTCTGCGGTAACATCATATTGAACATCTGGAATGGCTTTGCATGTCACAATATCGCCGTGACCATGGTTGCCATCTTCCATAATGTGTTTATTCAATTGGTCGAGAATGGTTTGCGGTGTTGGTCCTACTTCCATAACAATGAATGCTGTTGCGGTTCCCGGTTCAATATTCCCTGTATTTTCAAAGTAAATATTGTCACTTCGAATACCTGCTACGCTTGAAATAATAGAACGGTAAGCATCATCAATATGCCAATTACCCGAGCTTGTGAATGCATTTTGTAATCGTAAAGCTAACTCTTCATCTGTCTCTTCATTTGCACCTAATCTTGTTATCCAATCAGGCTCATTTACTGCAGCAACAATACCCGGTAAAGCTTCAGGCAAAATATTGAAATACCCTGATGGAAGATTAAACGCAGCACCAGAATCTAAAGCCTCCACCGCTACTTTGCCCGTAATGCTCCCACCATTTAAAATGGTATCCACCATAACAATGACTTGATACACCACGCCTTCAATCGGTAATGTTTGAATTATTGAGCCTTTAGCTACAGTAATAACATCATCAATATTAGCTTTAGTTAAAGTAATAAAGCCTTGTGTTTTTACAGCCTCTTTTGGCGTGATATTTAACTCCCACGCTTTAAGCTCTAAGGCCCAACGCTCAGCCGTAGCCACAAACATATTCGGCATAATATGTTGAGCTAATAACACTTGAATCAACCACACAGCCACGGTTACGACTGCAGCACGAACCCAGCTCCAAAACGGTGACATTTCAGAATCATTCGATACCTTACTACCAGCTCCAATCACTTCTTTCTTTAACTTTGCTTCTAAAGCTTCTTCAGTAACAGGTACACCCGACTCTTCAAGAATAGCTTCAAAATCGGCTTGTGGACGTTTACTCATACATTCACCTGCTCTGTACTTAATTGAATTTCATCAGTGGTACCAAATTCATATGTTTCTGCAGTTAAGGTAATTTCACCGGGTTTGATTTCTGTTGCTGTGGCGCTTCCCGGAATAATGCGAATATCAGTTTCTGTCAGTTGCTCAATTTGAACGAGAACATCAGAACGAAGCGCAACGTGACGTTCACCTTGTAGCTCACGTAGTAGCCCTGATTCCATAATCAGATGCTTTATATCTTGAGCAATACTGTATAAATCACTGCATTCTGTTGGCTGTTGACCCGCGTCCATTTGCCAACCACCATCAATCACTTTGATATCGATGTATTGTTTATCCGACATTGAGTTCATCCCATTCCGCAAGTTGATCAGGTGTAATGCCATTTGGTGCAGTTATATAGACATCACCGTATTGACGAACATTACTTGCTTGCGCTTTGTTGTTAGTCGTTAAGTTTTGAACCATGGCTTTTGGTGGTGCTGTCATATTTTGTGGCTGTTTATATGGCGATACTTGCGTTAACTCTTCATTGGCCACTTTTGTGAACGTATTTTCAGGCGGTGTAAATTCGCCTTGTTTAGCGGTTTCTGCTTGCTTCGCCACGTTCATTTCAGGTGTATCACTGGCATTCAAATCAATATCAACACCGGGGATCATATTAAGTAAATCAACTAATCCTTCGACAGCCCAAGCAATAACGTTAAACCAATTGGTATCAGCAAAAGAGGCTTTCAAGTCATCCCACCAATAAATAGCGGCAGCAACACCTGCGATTAATAGCCCAATACCAGCAACAATCCATGTCATTGGGTTAGCCCATAACGCCGCATTGAATAACCAAGTGGCAGCGGTCATTGCTAACGTGCTAATTCGTAGCATTTTGAAGACGCCATTCAAGGTTCCCATGGTTAGCGCCCAACCTGCAGACATCATTTGACCAATACCCATTGCTAGAGATAACGCAGCAACAACCCCACCAAGAGAAATACCAGCAATAGCCACATAACCAAGAATCTCACCTAACATTGGAAACTCTTGCGTCCAACCAGTAATAACCGACATTCCATCAGCCATTGAACCAACAACTGCATTAATTGACGGTAAGATGGCACCAAATACAGCAGCACGAACGGCAAACCAAGACGCTTGCAAACGCTCCCATTGGTCAGTCATTGCGCCTGCCATTTCTTCGGCTTTGCTCATCCCTTGAACCTGACCAAGACTTTCAATGCTTTGAGCTAATCCATCTGTATCAGCCATTAAAAGTTTAATCATGCCTGAGGCTTCTTTTGTTCCAAATGCCTTTGCTAATTCGGCAGATTCTGCCACATCAATAGTGTCGCCATATCGACCTTTTAGTTGATCTAATATATTCACCATTGGTAATAACTGACCTTGAGCATCTGTAAAGCTCATTCCTAATTCAGATTGAGCTTTAGCCACACCACCAAGAAATGAGCGGTATTTTGTCCCGGCTTCACTACCACTCATCGTAGCTTGCAATATACCAAGGATCGCCATTTGCTCATTCATTCCCACGCCAACTGATGTAGCTTCAGCACCAATACTCGTAAAAGCGCTGCTCATCTCATTACCTGTCGTTTTGAACATTTGTACAGCACTGGCTGTCATGCCTGATACTTGTTCAACCCACTCACCTTTGCCCATTTCTGTGGCTTGGTTTTTAAAAATGCCATACATGGTGCCCATGTAATTGGTAATAGTTGAGGTATCTGCCTTTGTTGCTGCGGCTAACACACCAGAGGCTTTGGTAAATTGAGATAATTCATTCCCATCTAAACCAGCAATGGCCGATTGAATATCATAAGAAGCGTTCACAAAATCGGTTGCCGATTTACCATATTCAACAGAGAAATCTAAAGCCGTCGCTTGAAGCTGTTTAAGTGCTTCATCCGTTACGCCTAACGATTTCACTTCTCCAACTTTTCGATCCATTTCGATAGCTGGCATTAATGCACTTTGAATGGCTAATCCTGTTGCCACCAAACCTGCACCGCCACTAGCCATATTCGTCATACCTTGACGACCAGCTTCAGCAGTGGTGTGCATTTGTTTGGTTATGCCTTGCAGCGGCTTAGTGACCTGATCAATAAGCGCTACTTGCATCAACAGTTTGTCCATATTCATGTATTAAATAGTTTTCCTATGGCATTCCTAATGGCTGCTTCTTGAAGCTCATATTGATGAGTATCCATCCACATGGCTCTTGCTAAGTTTTGTTCTGAATCATCTTCATTGGGTAAATAATGGCGGCGTAGAACAAGGGCTTGCTCATAACCATTGCTTTTAATATGTCCTACGCGCTCGGTTAGTTTTTTAAAGTAACTTTGATGCCGCCTTTAGCCGCTTTAGATACTTCAACAAACAATTCCATAACCAAACCGGGAACCGTATCAAGTAACTCTTTTAAGGCTTCTTTCTGCTCGCTTTTCACAGTGCGAGTTAAGAAGGTATAAGCAGGAGCAACTTTATTGTCTGCCATCATTTCATTGGTATAGTTGTTGTGATCATTTACGGTTGGTGTGAATTCAAAGTCTTGTTCACCAACTGTAAGAATTACTGCTTTTGCTGATTTTTTCATGGTGTATCTCTCTTATTTAAAATTTCATAAATACGGTTAAAACCTATTTCAATTTGACGTTCTACACGTTCAATCGCGTCTTTAACTTCATCTTTTGTCGCATAGTTTTCTGCTACGTGAGTTTTAAAGTCAGATAAATCTTTAGTCACAGAGAAAAACTTAGCGATGAGTGCCCCAAGTAAAACAGTAAGTAGTGAAAGCACTCCAACTAAAGCATTAGTCCAGCTTGCATCCATCGCTATTCCTTTTTAATAATTGGAACTTCTTTTAAACGCTTGCCCTGTAATGAAAGCAACACATCATCTACTGTATTTTGCATAACATCGTTGGTAGTGAGTGTTTTCAACTTCTCCAACCCCCACACCACCATGCGAGTAGCAAAACGCTCTACAATGACCTGCCATGTGATCTGTAAGAAGATACCTTTCACAATCTCCCACAAACTTTTACCGAAAATTCCCATTAGAAAATTCATAGTTAATCCTTCATTATTGTTAAACGAGCAGGCTTGCCGCCTAATTCTTTCATCAGTGCTTTGAACGCGATGCCAGAACTTTTGACACTCCATTCACCACCAAGAAAACCAAAATCAACACCCGGCGCACCACAACCAACAAGCTGTGAAGGTTTATTAGCGATGTGCCATAAACACGCATCACGGATACTTGGACCATAAACAGTTACACCTAAGAACTCAGATTCAAGGGCGTAGCATTCGCCATACTTTTCACTGGTATGAGGGATAAGATCATAATCCCCTTCAGGTACACACGATTTGAACGGTTGGTTGTTCGCCCAAACAGGTTCTACAAAACAGCACACTTTGCTTCCATCTTGTCGAAACAAATAGGAATAAGTACCAAAATCAAAATAACGACGCTTTAACGTGTAATACTTCATAGCAACCCTTTATCTGCAAGCTCTTGGCAATTCACGCAATATTGGCACCCTTTCACTGCTTCTTGTCGTGCTTTGGGAATAGCCTTTTCACATTCAATGCACTCTTCGGCACTCTCGATTTCCACTTTGTTTTTTTGCTTTGCCATGTGGTTGGCAAGTGCCACTTCTGTCTGTTTGGCTTCAAGCGCACTGGCTCTATCAAAATCATCCATCTACACCAATCCTCGCGTATCATTTTCACTTAGATACGGAATATCATTGATTCGAACAAAATGAGGACTGGTTACAAAGCCTTTCAACTTACGAGTGCTTTTATCAGCACTATCAGGATCTACACTGAGTAAATCGGCTAAAAGTAACTTCACACCAAAGAGTTCAATCTTGTCTTCATCATCACCGTTGTTCGCGTAAAACATCGAATCATGCGGTTTGATATCTCGAAAACTTCCAGCTTTACGAGCTGCGGCCTGTACCTTCTTGAATTCACTTAAATCAAGTTCATACTCAACATCACACGTTGCTTTGCCATCGGTATAACCATTAGTCACACCGCGAGTGGTTGCGACGGCTGATTCATCATTAATCGTCGCAGTTGCTGATTTCACATGAACCAGTTCCCCCAACAAAGACACATCAAAGCTACGGCCAGTAAATAAGGACATTGCTATTCTCCTAATCGTTTATTGATCATGATGCCCATCGTAATTTTCACCGGGCATTCATAAGGCGTAACCGCGAGTAACACTTCTAACTCTTCATCGTTTACCCAAGTGAGAGTGATGTCTTCACCCAATGGCGGCTTAATTTCACCGGGAAACTCAACATCTCCAATCTTGGTAACAATAGCCATTTCACGTAAATCTTGAGTGAAGTACAGCTTCGCATTTGCCATGCTGCCCGGTGTTGAATTCAAAGAACGATCACCAATACGTGCGATAGCACGAACGCGAACTTTACGAGCGGCTTTCATTGCAACACGGATATGGCGAATGTCTTGAAAATCACCTCCTGGCACATCGAGTGTTCGGCCTGTTGTCCAGTACTGTCCCGGATAATCAGGATAATACATAGGGACGGCGTAACGGTTTTGCTCTAAGGTTTTCAGGATTGCCAGCTCTAACGGCTTATCGTCTTTATCTCGGCCAAGCTCTGTATCACCTAAATTACTGCCTGTTTTTACACGTGCTGGAGTATCAGCAACCGACACTTCTTGATTTGCTAAACGGCCAGCATAAATACCAATCGTAGAGTTTGTTTTATGAACTTGAGGAACAACCGTAATGTATTCACTGGCTACCTCTTTTTGAATGGTTACTGTTGTTGCTAACCATTCGGCCCATGTTGTACCTGAGTCAGCCGTACTATCAATTTTTGGAGTCGTACAAATCATAAAGACTTCACGACCAAGCTTGTTTTTTAGCTCAGTACGCACTGCAATTGCTTCTTCTAAAAAGGCTTTATTTGTTGCAGGGATCGTTAATACGGTTGCTTCAAAGCTTGATGTTTCATTCGCTTTGTTTATAGCCGCTTTCCAATCATCGCCCTCTTTTAAGATCATTACACCAGCAGTCCACCCTTGCTTTCCGTTTAACTGCGCCGCTTTCATTGTGGTTTTTAATTCAGCATCTGCATCGCTTAATGCATCATCTAAATCTGTCGTTGCATCTACCATAATTAAATTACGAGTTTCACCTTCAGCAACGACACCATAACCCACAAATAAGAAATGGAATTCAACGCCCGGAATTGCACCACGCATCATGTTCAGAATATTGATAATGACGGTAGGAAATGCCATATCTACTTGCTCCTGTTTTTGTTCATTTCGCGCTTAACAATCATCGCTACCCTTTTAGGACTGATGCCAATTAATCGCCGCTCTGGTCTATCTATGTCCCACTGTCTTACTGGGGTTTTATTTTCTAGATCACTAATTACTTTTGCTGCTTCTGCCACGGTCATGTTCTGCATGATGAATTTAATCGTGGGCTTTTTACCGCGCTTTTGTCTGCCTTGCTTTGGCAAACGAAATCCTAAATCTCTAAGCTCTTTGGCCTGTTCGCGTGTTGCTGGATCTGTTTTCTTTGGCTCTTTATTTTTCTTGGCTTGCTTAAAGCGTTGCTGTAATCCACTTTTCTCTGGCTCACCTGTATGATGCGCAAGAGCTACCGTTCCTCGGTTTGATGGCCAACCAACAAATAACGTTCTATTGTTGTCTCTTTGAAAGTGTTTCAACTTTTTAGTGAAACCGCGAAGCATCTTACGGCGACCTTTCTTTCTCGCTTTCCACTTTCGCCCTTCAGGATCACGTTGAGCACGAATGTTCTTTCTTGTTTCTTTGGTTATGTATTTACCCAATACTTTCAAAATTCGAGAACGTGCTTTTTTATCTAACTTAATAAGGGCTAATTGTTCTTTAACTCGTAAATAACTACGCTTATCCGCTTTGATTTCAAGCACGAGTATTTACCTGAACTTTGTTTGCCACATACACATCGTATTCTTCAATCTTCCAGCGTTTACCTTTCCAGTAGATTTGCCCATTTGGGTCTTCAGTCACTTTGATGGCTTCATCAAATTCAATACTAATTAGCACTTCAGCATTGCTTTCATCTTCAATAACAACTTCAATTTCAGGATCATCAAGCTCTCTAAACTTCTCACGCTCTTTGTCGTTATCCATCAACCATGCACCAACATTGCTAAATAACACTGCCGGGCTGTATTCCTTAAAAGGAAACTTATCAAACAAGAATTCAGCTACGTATCGTTGATATAACAAATCATAACCTTGCCCTTGGAACTTAGGGTTCAACATCAATTGAACACTGCCCATTTCGCAATCCATTCGCTTTGCTATCTTGTCGCCGACGACTTGTTTTAGAAATGCCTTCAAATCACGTAATTTGTAGCCTTCTTGGTACTGGTTCATATCAGCGTTACCGTAGAACGATTCAAGCCACACATATTTCGAATAATTCGCTGACTTTCTGCCAGTAATTCATTTTTTGTTTCTTCACTTCGGTCAGCGAGATGATCACCTTCTTTACGTTGATGAATCGTTGCAATATCAGGTAATAAATCTGCTTTTGCTCGAGCATTGATTGCTGATTCATACTGCATAACGACTCGGTTTTTATTACCTATCTTGGGAAAAGCAATAATGTCTTCCGCTTGGTTTATACCTTCACTCATGTACTGAGTCTTCAGCATTTCCAATTGCAGATTTACCTCTGCTGTTGCATTAGCAATGGCCGTTGCAATACGTTCTGGATCTTGCGCTGCTGGTAAACCTCGACGCTTTTCAAAATCACCGGCATTCAAGTTAGGCCAAAAGCCATCATTCTCGATCACGGTGTCTTGATAGTCTGCGCCTGATGAACCACTAAACATTGCTCTTCCTTAACGTTTTAAAATAGATGCGCCTCTAGCCACTGAGTCGACGGAATAAACAAAGTAATGAATTACATGTTCTTCCTCGTCAGCCGAGGCGCGGTGGCTTAGGAGCCTATAAACGACCTTCTTTAATCGCTCGAATTCGTTGTTGCACTTTATCCATAATGGTTTTCACACCAACATTGCCGTATTGCTTATCTGCTTCTTCTAAGTAATCAAAAGACTTTTGAAGCACTTGAATATCACCAACCGCAGTAGCCTTTGGTTCACCGTCTTTATCACGTAACAAATGTAACCCGGCGAATTTAAACCACTTAGCCGTTAGCTTTTCATTGATACGCCATTTCTCACGGACTTTGTAAAACACATCAGAGAAATACGGTTCAACACTATGACCTTGCGAGCCCATTCTCTCGGACCATTTAAGGACTTCATCAGCACAAAACGTTGCAAAATCACGGTTAAAACGTTCTGGTGTATCTAGCTCTTGAGCAATGGCAATGTCACACCACTTAATCGCCGTTTCTAAATTCGATGTATCAAATAACCAGATAATCAATTGAGCAAATACAGGATTATCGTATTTCTCGCCGGATTCTAAATACGCATCAACATACGGACGATATTTAGGGATTAATACATCACGTTTATGCTGAACTTTATCTTCAATGCGATTAAAGCCAGATAAGAAGCGTAAATCTGCATCAAGTTCTAACAGCTGAAGGTGTAAGCTTTTGGCAGTCTCCATACCCGCAGAAACTACCGTCTGCTTTGGTGCTGATTTTGCCAATAATGCTTTACGTTGCATTGCTAATGGACTTGCCATAATTACGCTCCTGCAGTACCGTCTGAAATAGTGACATCTTCAATTGCGGCAAACTTATCAAGATCACCAATCGCATAACCTTCCATACGAAGATAAGAGTTTTCAAACTGCTTACGGTCTTCTTCGTTTTTCGCTTTACGCCACTGAGTACCTTTCTGCGTTAAGATTTGCAGATTCTTTAAACTGGTAATCCATACTTGAGTAGGCTTAAAGAATGGCGGTGTATACACTTTCATTCCAGCAACCGTTGTTGCTAGTGATTGAGCGTGTTTGTTTTCACTTGGTGTATCAGCTGCTTCTAACAATCGATGTTGTTCTGCCGCTACCAAATCTGAACCAATCAGCACAACTAAATCAGGACTACCACGGTGAACTTCATGAATCGTCGTGTTTTTCAGATCATTTACTAAGCTATCAAGCGTTTTATATGAACCATCAGTTGTACCTGTTACATCCAGAACCGCAGTTGGTAACACTTGAGCCGCTGCCTTTTCTTTAGCGATGGTTAACCAGCCCTTGTTGACATCCTCCCCATTTGGGTAAGTCGCAGGATCAGTTGTTTCTGAAATCTTGATACCGTGGAAACCAATACGCAGCATATCCAATGCATAGTTTCGGGTAATCGCGGCGTTCATGTATTTAATGAATTCGCCAGAACTACCAGAGTTAGCCCACTGCGTTAACGTAGCCCATTTGATTGCAGCACATGAATCCGTTTCCACCAATTCGTATGTGTTGCCATCCATACCAAGTTTCGAACGGAAACGGCCATCTTTAACACGACCTGTTAGCAATGCACCTGTACCTACATCGACCACTTGCCCTTTAATCTGATCAACAGACTGAACTGAAATCAAGTTTAAGAATGAGTCAGAGTGAACAATTGCTTGGCGAAGCTTTGTTTCAATTACAGGTGAAATAGCAAATAGCTCTGCTGGGTTCACCCCTGCTACCACTGCAGCTTTCGCTATGGATTCACAGTATTTTTGCAAGAACGAACTTGCTTGAGCATTAAACATTAAATTGCCTCCGCAGATGAAACGCCTTCACCTTCTGGTTCTTGGTTCGGCACTTCATTTTTCAGCGCATTGAACTGGTTTTCCATATCACTTTGCTTTGTTAGCAACGTGTCTAGTTTTCCAGATAATTGATTAAACTGTTCAGACGTAATACCTTCTTGTTCATCATTTTTTGTTGGTTCAGTTTCTTCTTCCGGCGACACTGAGATTTTTTGTACTTGAGCAGAAAACTCCGTTTGCTTACTTTCAAGCTCGGTTTGTTTTTCTTCAATTTTCTCTAGCTTGCCCATCATTTGGCTAAACTGCTCTGAGTTCATAGGTTCTTCATCCTCTTCTGGTTCAGAAGTTTGTTGCTTAATAGTTGGTAACTGCCCACCAGAAGAAAAGAAATTAGCTATTGTTGAAAATGCACTAGCAATCAAGCTGTGATCTACATTCAACACATCACTTAAATCTAATTCTTCTAATTGGCTGTATTCATGGCTGTTTTCTTCGCCGTTTTTTTTTGAAAACTTAAGAAGTGTTGTACCTGTTGATGCAGGGGAATCTGTTACAGCTAAACCCATCAAATAACAACGACCACTTCCGCAATAATCTGGATCCGGCTCAATAGACATAAACAACTTCTGTCCATCAGCATTAGCTGCTAATAAATATTTGTTTGGTGTAACTTTCACCAATAAACGATATTTACCAGCTCGCTTTTCTGACTTAACTTCATCAACCGTTCCCCAGTTCTTACCTTCAAATTTATCCCATCGACTACGGGAGTGTTCAGGCCAGATAAGCGCACCATATTCAGCCATTGAATATTGCTCTGCCATATCTTCAATCCACTGCTTTGTAATAGTGCGACCATCAATAGTGGCACCTTCTGTCGCAGCAATTTTCCAACCTGATTGTTTACTCATAATTACCTGTCAGTGATTCAAATGAATGTCGATTTGAGACAAGAATACGAGCTTGAGAGAGCTAAATCATGCACTTGTGTTCGGAGCAATTCGGATACAGCCCATATCCGAATTTATCCGAACATAAGTGAGTAAATTTAAGTATTTAGCTGCGTATTATTAGCTTTATGGCATATTCAAAAGAAATCAGAGACGCGGCGAAAAGCCTTTATATGCGTACTTGGACACCAAGCGAAATCGCTGCAGAACTAAGTCTTAATAGTGACCGTATCATTTACTATTGGGCTGATAAGTTTGGCTGGCGTGATTCATTACGCGAAAATTCTGTTGAAGAATCTATCACTCGTCGAGTGGAAACTCTGTTAGAACTTCCAGAGAAAACAGACCAACAATTAAAGGAATTAACTAAGCTAATTGAGCACCACGTTAAACTAAAGAAACAACGTGCAGAACTAGAGCTTAGAACGCATAACTATCAAGAAGAAAGCAATCCTGACACGCAAACACCACGAAATAAAAAACAACGCAGTAAATCGACATCAGAGAAGAAAAGTAAATCAAAATCTGCCAAGAATGATATTTCAGGATTAACAGAAGAAAACTTTAAAGAATGGCATAACTCGCTGTTTAAATACCAGCTAACCATGCGTGATAACTTACACCAGCGTATTCGTAACATTCTTAAATCACGTCAAATTGGTGCAACCTATTACTTTGCAGGTGAAGCATTAGAAGATGCGATTTTAACAGGTGATAACCAGATATTTTTATCCGCCTCTCGTGCTCAAGCTGAAGTGTTTCGTAGCTACATCATTGCATTGGCCAAAGAGTTTTTAGACATAGAGTTAACTGGTAACCCAATAGTTCTATCTAATGGTGCGGAACTTAGATTCTTATCAACCAATAGTAAAACGGCGCAAAGTTATCATGGCCATGTTTATATTGATGAATACTTCTGGATCCCTAAGTTTGATGAACTAAACAAACTCGCTTCAGCGATGGCAACACATAAGAAATGGCGCAAAACCTATTTCTCAACACCATCAAGTAAAGTTCATGCAGCTTATCCCTTCTGGACTGGTGACTCATGGAAGAAAGGACGCAGTAGCCGTGAAAGCCTAGAATTTCCAACCTTCAAGCAAATGCAGCAAGGGGTTGTCTGTCCAGATAAGCAATGGCGTTACATTGTCACGATAGAAGATGCTGCAAAAGGTGGCTGTAATTTATTTGATATTGATGAACTACGTGATGAATACAGTAAAGTTGATTTTGATAACCTCTTTATGTGTATTTTCGTTGATGATTCACATTCTGTATTCAAGTTTACCGATCTTGAAAAGTGCATGATTGATATTAGTCGTTGGCGTGATTTCAAACCTAATACCGCCTCACCTTTTGGACGGCGTGAAGTGTGGCTTGGTTATGACCCATCAAGAACCAGAGACAATGCCTGTTTAGTTGCTGTTGCTCCGCCAATTGTCGCACCAGAACAATTCAGAGTACTTGAAAAGCACTATTGGAAAGGTTTGAACTTCCAGCACCACGTAGCAAAGATTGAAGAAGTCTATAACCGTTATAACGTGAGTTACATCGGCGTTGATACCACAGGTATTGGTGGCGGTGTTTGGGATTTAATTCACGCGAAATATCCACGCGAAGCCGTTGCGATTCATTACAGCAATGAAAACAAAAATCGCTTAGTTCTAAAAATGATTGATGTGATTGAAAGTGGCCGACTCGCTTTTGATGCAGAGCATAAAGACATAGCAATGGCATTCATGGCAATTAAACGAACCAGTACCAACAGCGGCAACATGATGACATTCAAGGCTGAACGAAGTGAAACCACAGGCCACGCCGATGCATTTTGGGCTATTTCACACGCCATCATTAATGAACCTCTTGATCACCAACAACAACGAAAATCAACTTGGCAGACTTGCGCATGACAAATAAACAAGTAATGAAAGAAACACCAAATGAAAGCCTAATCTTTAGCTTTGGCCAACCAGAAGTCATGGATACTGGATTCAGTAACTATGAATACAGCGAGCTTTATTACAATGACACCGAGGATTTTTGGGAACCACCACTTGAGCGAGCTGGCTTAAACAAGCTTACTCGAGCAAATGCGTATCATGGCTCTATTTTAATGGCTCGCCGTAATATGATTTCTGGTCGTTTCAAAAAAGGTGGAATGCAAAAACAGCAAGTTCACGCTGCAGTGCATGACTTCTTAGAGTTTGGTGATACAGCCATTCTCAAGATTCGTGATCACTTTGGCCGTGTTGTTCGACTTCATCCACTTCCTACCATGCATTTACGCAAGAATAAAAAAGGTGATTATTGGTTACTAGGCCGTGATGATAAAAAACGGCTCTTTAAACAGGAAGATGTGATTTTTATTAAGCAATACGACCCAGCACAACAAGTTTATGGGTCACCAGATTATCTTGGTTGTGTTCAGTCTGCCCTTTTAAATAGTGATGCAACAACGTTTCGCCGTCGATACTACAAGAACGGCTTACACATGGGATTTATCTTTTATGCTACTGATCCAAGTTTAAGCAAAGAAGATGAAAGTGATTTAAAAGAAAAGATGGCTTCAAGCCGTGGTGTTGGTAACTTTCGTTCTATGTTCATCAATATTCCAAACGGAAAGGAAAAAGGCATTCAGCTCATTCCTGTTGGGGATATTGCGACCAAAGACGAGTTTGAGAAGATAAAAAACGTAACCGCCCAAGAGGTATTAACTGGTCACCGCTTCCCTGTTGAGTTGGCCGCTATCATTCCGAACGGTGGGACTCGTGGCGACCCAATCAAGTTTAATCAGGTGTATACACAGAATGAAGTTATCCCAGCTTGTGAAATGTTTATGGATGCCGTAAACAACGATAAGGAAGTACCAAAAAGCTTACAATTTGAGTTTAATTTATTGAATACTGAAACTAAGCAATAGCATTTTTGCACTACAGTTTTTTTCAGTTTTACTTTTTAGACTAAAGCCTTGCTGCATAAGGCTTTAGAGTCAATTATGAGATCATTTAAAAATCACACAAGATCTTTTAAATTATAACGTAAAACACAACAACCTACTTATTTTCAAAGAGTTAGCAAAGCCAAGCAGATCATTAAGAGATCTTTACTACTGAAATAACGTGAAAATAATTTCAATTTTTCAGTTTTGAAATCCCACAGAATTATGTATTTCCTTACCTTTCACATACGCAGAGAGCCCAATAAACAAGGGCTCTCGCGTTAATTATCACTCTACTCACCAATCCCAAAAATGAAGAACTTAAAACTGCAAAAAAAGTGATCACTTTTACGTCGCAGGTGGGTAGGAGGAGTGCGATTTACGTGAAAAAAATCACTCTTTAGCAAAAAAAGAAATGACCAATAATATAACATTAAGCATAATGAATTAAATATAATTAATCATCTTTGACAGAAACACCTATTATCTCTAGTGTAATACCTTCAGCATTTTCAGGTCTATCAACTGTTATTGAGTTTAATACTTCAGTTAATTCCTCAACACCAACTAGTAAGTGAGGGAGTCCTGAACTACCACCAGTCAATGATTTATTTAAAATCTTTTTGCTTTCCTCAAATCTAGAATGTTGCAATCCAATATAACAAATTTCAACTTTAATTTTAAGTTTATCAGAAGTAGCACTAACCGATAATTCTTGAATACCTTCAAAGTTAAAGTCTTTAGAATCTATAGTGAGCATTACATAAAATCCATAGCCTTTTTTTATTGAATCTGGAGATACATTCTTAATATCACAATCAAAATTCTTATACACACTATAATCTAATAGTACATGAGTGTGTTTTTCTTGATAACCTGCTGAAAATAAACCAAAGAAGCTAGCCTTAAATTTTTTTTCATCTGTATAAATCAATGCGTTCCCTCCTGCGGAAGCACAATCAATTGCTTTAAGGTTATTAAATTCCGTCAATTTATTCTTTAATACATTTTCTACAGGTGGGTAAGATTCCGAATACTCACCTGGTTTTAAAAAAATATTACTCATAATTACTCTCCTTTATTAATAATTGTGATATAACAATCATGGATAAATATATAATATATTACATATACTTTTATAATTACTATGGCTTTGAATAAGCTAATATCAATGTATTCCTTGGTATTTCCTTATATATTTTTTGATAATCTATAAATTCTTTTACAATAGGTTTGTCAACTTCTGTTTGGCAATAAACTGTATGCCCTATTTCATCTTTACTCATTTCTTGAATTTTTTTTATTACATTAAAATCTTTAATTATTATTTCATCAGGCTTATCCACTAAATTCAAAAATGCAGATTTAAGATTTTCACTATTATATGTAGACAAAATATATTCTCGATTCTTTTCAAGATTAAAATTACCATCAATTAATTTATTACTTAAAAACATCTCCTTATCATTCAACCCAAAATGATTAGCCAATACGGTGACAGCTTTGTCATCATCAGCGTCTACATTTTCTTGCTCTACAATTTTACCTAGTTCTTCCATGCTTTTATCAATATACGTTACTGATACAAATGCCTGATAAATACACTTTTGATTTTCATTAAGCTCACTAAATTTTTTCATGTCACCTCTTTCAACGCTCATTAATAAGTCTAATATCTGTATAGTACAAATATGTTTACTTCACTTTCTTAGATTATTTATCAAATCAATAAATGTGATGAACCCCCCATTAATTTAACCTATTGATAGTTAAGTAAATTATCAATATATTGATGCCTGTATAAAGAACCAGTAATTTGATTTATAATTAACCTGTCAGTTAGTGAATCAAATGGATGTTTTTATGCGAGTATTCTGCCCTGAATGCGGCAACAAAAGCCGCATTCAAAAGACCAATCGAATTTCAGAGAGTTATTCAGATTTATATTGCAGTTGTAGTGACCCCGAGTGTGGCCATACTTATGTTATGAATTTGAGTTTCAGCCATACTTTAAGCCCTTCAGCAAAAACAACTTCTCAAATGGCCATTGAATTGGTGAGAGGTTTAGCACCAGAACAGCGCAAAGAATTACAGTTAGAACTTTCTATTTTATAGGCAAAAAGAAGCCCTCAACTAGAGGGCCATTTTTGGTGATTCAGTTTCATCCGCCATTTTTATTATCATCCGCAAAGCATCAAGCTTTTCAGGTTTCAATTCTTCTTTTTGGTCAGCAACGACTAATCCTACTAGATACATAGCAATGTCACTTTTGCTTTCACCATGAGTACTGAGTGCAGTACCCTCTAAAATAAATTCCATTGCTTCTAGGTATAATTCTTTATTATTCATAGCATTGCCACGCTTTAACCATTTGACCCGTATAAGAATACAGTATTTTACTGTATAAATAAACAGTACTTATTTTAGAGGTGATATACCCCACAGTTTTAAATTAACGGCCACTCATCATCACCAAATTCATATTCTGGGAAAATTGAGAGGTTTGGTTGTTGGTATTCGTCAGTTTTTGACTCGTTTGGCGGCTCTGGCCAACCTTTAAAATCAAGCCATCGTAAATCTTCCGGCTCTTTTTCTATTTCCATCAGTTCTGGTGGGCGAACGTTCCCTTCTTCATCCACATAACCTGAACGTATTTTCACCTTACGACCATCATCGAGGTTCAAATAACTGCCTTTCATAAATGCGTTAAGTGCATGTTCATCAAGAGATTCAGGTTTTTTACCTAAAGGCGTTAGTATTTTAGATAGCTTATCGCTCACCTGTCCTTTTTGATCCTTTTCGGGATCGTCCGTACAGTTATTGACAGAACTCCAAGGAGCAGCTGCGCTGCTATCAAGAGCAAGAGCCTCCGCTTCAAGTTCATCGAACTTCTTAACCTTATTTTGAATCGTCCACGTTCTTACGCGAGTTTTAATAAACTCACCAGCTGCAAGTATTCCTTCCACCTTACGAATGGTTTCAGAATAACGAGAAGAAAACGGTAACTCTTCATAAGCATTACGAACAATCAAAGCAGCACGTTTAACAAATGGGCCACCCTGCCCCATGATGTAACCTTGCCAGTTACCTTCATCAGCAGATCGCATAGTTTTAATAACGCTTCCATTTGGATGGGTAACCGTTGGCTGATAAGCATCTCCTAAACGTTTCATTAGATCAGGCTTAGTAAATGCAGCATCTGGTTGTTGTGGTCCTACATGGCTAAACACCATCGAACGATAAACAGTTAATAATTGTGAACGCTCTTGTGAGTGTAAGAAATCCATATAAGAGGCTTTATCAAGGTTGGCCAAGCGGCGTAATTCACGATAAGTGGTAACTGGTGCGCCACCAATAAATTGAAATTGACGAATGTTCCAGCGACTTTTCCAAGCACTGACATTCTTGGCCATGTCCTTAATTGGCTTATCAGTTTCATCAGAAACCGCATCATCCATCGCATAACCATCAATATTTTTAGAAATGTATTTAGCAATGTAACCAGTAGCAGAGCCCTGAACAGGGTCTATGTCTTTCACATCACAACGCGCAGAGTGATCAAACTCTCCGCTTTTCATTAATTCTTGTTTATCTTCTTTTGTCGCGTAATCAATAAAAATGCGAGTAATTTCAGCTTTATCTTCCGGTTTACACCATAGAAGTAAATGCCAATGCGGTGTTCCATCATGATGAGGTTCGGCCACTCGAATGCCAAACCAATGAAACTCTTCACGACCTAGCTTTGCTCTGATACGTGACCAAACCCCATTTAAATAGATTTGAGCATCACGAGGACTTGCACCACTCCAATGTGGAATAAATCCGCCACGTTGATAACTATTGTGATACTTTCCCGGAGTTGTTAATGTTAAAAACAGACCACAAAGCCCCAATTCTTCAGCGATATTCTCACAGCCTCGAGTTCTCGTCATTAATTCATGACGACGAATAGCCGGGTTCGACACGCTTTTTAAAACCATGTCTTTTAGGTCACATTCTTCTTGTGTTTCTTCATCGATGAGGATTTTGTTTTGAATCGCATCCCAATTGCGCTTTTGCTGTTCTTGGTGTTCACGAACACAATCATAAGAGCAATAAGCTGAAGCGCGTTTTGATACTTGCCCCATAGCAATAGCTAAATGCTCACGCATGATTTTATGCGCTTTAACTAAACGACCACGCCACCATTTTTCATCCTGCATTCTAAAAATGTCGCTATAGACATCTTCTGCAGTTAACTCTTTTTTCTTCTTACGTGGCGCAACAATTCCAAAACTGTTAGTAAGAGCAGCTAATCCCTTAAATACCTCAATAATACCAGCATCAATTTCTTTATCTGTTTCACCATTATGCTCAGTACTTAATTGGGTAAAACGGTCTTGCATGATTTTAGAAATCTTAAATGCCATCTCTTTTAACTCGTCTTGCTCCATTTCAGCGAGTAGACGAGACTTCGGCTTTTTCGCTTTGACTTCTTCAAGGTTAAATTCAAGTTGCCCAATATTTGGAACTTCATCAAAATCACATTGATCAATGTCTTCATTCATCAATCTAATCTTGTTATATGTTGGTAGATGGCGGTATCGATAAAGTACGATACTGACTCGACGTTGCAATTCGATACCCATTTTTTCTGTTAAAAAACGAGCAGCCTTCGCTCTCCCTTCTTTATGAAAAATAGAGATATAACGATCAGCAAAATACTTTGCTAAATAATTTGGTAGACCTGAAAAGAACTGTTTTCGCCACTCGTGATTTACTTTATCAACCAGATAAAGCTTACGCTCAGTAACAGTCATATCATCAGGTTCTTTGCTCTTAACTGATGTATCAGGTAGCAACGCTAGAATTTCTTTGGGCTTTTGAGGGAATACGCACAAACCACTAAAATTTAAACAAGCTTTAGTGGCTGCACGTTGTTCTTGAGGGGTGAAAGTTAGCTTAGTCATTAGAATGGAATGTCATCACAAAATTGATTGCTGTTTTTTTCAAGCATTTTGTGTTGACGATAAAAATCTAAACGACGAGAAAGCGAAGGCGTTTCATTCCAATCCCATGCGTTTTCACGAACTAAGCTTCCTATCCTTTTCAACTCTTTAGATGAAAACTCATTATCTAATAAAGCAAGAATTGCGGACATTTTCGAGATTTGCTTTGCCACGCCGTGAACACTCATTGGTTGTCTTTTATCTATGTTTCTCATAGTGCGTTGTAAGCGACAAGCAATCTGATAATACTCTTTGATTGAAACTCCAGACGGCTGATTTACTACCACATCAACAATTTGGTATTTCTTACGTTTTTCATCTAATTTTTTAAGCACGACATCTAATGTATCAGCGTAGGTAAATAACTTTGCACCACCAAAAGACCAAGCCGTTAATACTTGTCCTTTTTTGCCAAAATCATAGAAGTAACGATCGTTAATCATGATTGCTTTTGTTTTAGCGAAAATACTCATGCTTTCACCGCTACTTTTTCTTTAACTTGAAATGGAAAGAAACAATGCTTTTCTGCTGAATGTTGACCATTCACTTGAAAACAAATCTTCATTACCGACCGTTCTTTCCCTCTAACAGTCTTCTTGACCTGTTTTTTACTAAAAGTCGAACACCAAAGATCAACACCTAACACACGTTCAATATTTGTTAAATCACCACTACTCATACAGACATAACCTTTATTTTCAGGATGAGTAATCGCATCTAAAATAGAACGCATATCATCAATAGCTTTCTGTTCTTGCTTATTTAATTTCATAACTCTGCAAACTCCTGTGTATCGCAAACCATATACCCACCAGTTTTATTACCTCTAACAATAATGCCCTTAGTAATATGTTCACACTTTAAACTTTCACAGGCGTTATTAATGGCTAGTTCTTTTGATTCAAACTCACCAAGCTCTTTCACTTGGATTTCTTTCGACTTATCATCACGAACCACACCACCGCCACTATTCAACACAACAGCTAAAAAACGAAGCATTGCTACTCTCCCTTTCTTTCAAGCGCAACATATAATCTTGACCAGTCATCTAATTGATAATCTGTTGGCGCATAACCATGGTTTTGCATATAAGCAATTGCCATTTCAGCTAAAAATCTATCTTTACTCATGCTGTAACCTCTGCGTTGTCTTTTGCTTCAATAATCAAATCAGCAAGACAACTTTCAACTTTAAGCAATGAATTAATTGTTGAGTTTTCTACGACCTTTTCACCCTTCATCAAATCCATACAATATCCATCACCAAGATCACATGCGTAATGTGCAACCGTTGAAGGACCACATAGGAACAACTTACTGTCCTTAAAAACATTAACTACAATAGAGTTGTACATAGACACGTAAGTAACACTGATTGTTAAAGGCTTTGAACAATCCATAGCCATGCTCATAATCGAACTAACTACCGCTTGAATATCTCTTTCATTTGCTTCACTCATTTCATTGCTCCTATGCAATAAACAAAATTTAGGTAAAAAAAAGCCCCCTGTTACAGGGGCAAAGGTTGGCTAGGTATTAATTAAGCTTGGAAATGGCTTGGTCTTAACTTATTTACATCACCAACTTTGGTATCAAAGCGCTTGGTGATGCCTTTCAATTCAAGCAAACCACGACAAATCTTTTGTAATTCAATATCGTTAAAATCCTCAAAACTACGATGGCAATCTGCAGGGGGTAACCCTCCAGCGATGCAAATCATTCCACGACCTCGAACGGTTAATGAATTGAATGCAATTTTGATTTGGTTACGTTTATGCCCTTTAGTAAAAAGCGCCTTACAAGCGTTAATACTTTCTTGTGCAGATGGGACAGGATTTGATGCTTGTGCTAATTGAGTCATGATTAGTTCCTCACGATAAACCCGGAATTGGTGCGCCGTTTACAACAAAATCTAAACTCATAGATAAAAACGGTGATAAGCCGGATGTTTTGTTTTCAAGATCATTCATTAGCAACACCAAGTTACTAACGCTTTTGTGTGCTTTGTCTAATAGCTCATTACGCTTAGAACGCGGTAAACGAATTTCGCCGCCGTTCGCTAATGCGAGACGAGACAAATCACCGGCATGAACACTATTTTCTAAAGCTCGTTTAATTAAGGTTTCTTGATCTGCATTTAGATCGACTCTTGCGCCAACCATATTGAGACTAAGCAAAAGGCTATTAATGATGCAGTAATTACCGCTCTCTTCCGTGATAGCGATTAACTCCCCTACTGTTAACTTATGTGGTTGTTCAGGGTTCAATTTGTTGCGCAGTATTGTTGGATTAATTCCGCAACGCTTCGCAACTTGTTCCATGTTTTCAGAATCAGCAAACGCATAGCATGCGTTGTCAAAAGCATTTTGTTTAGGCTCACGTAAATCGCACATTGAGCTATTCCTCTATCTGTCCGATACTCAAATGACGAAGCCGAGAGAAAACAAAACCACAATTGCAACGGTAATTTCCAATACTGTCGGTTTGTTTTCATTTGATTGATTAGTCATAGCGTTAACCCAAGTAGCTTAGAGCTTCACGAGTAGCAAGCTCTTGCATTGCAATTACGTTTACTAATGGGGTTTCTTTAGGTAAGGCTTTCTTTTTAAGGATCAATTTACCTTGTGCAGCCCAATCTTTAAGAGTGCGTTTCGGCATACCTGAGTGACGAGAATATTCGTCCAAAGTCATAAATGGTGCAGGAATAACTATTTGAAATGACAACATGGTGGTATCCTTATTCGTTATGTGTATGTTTATATTCGCACTTGATTGCACTCCTTCGTAAGAATCAATCAAGTGACAATGATAATAGGCGATCAAATGACAGAGAGTCAAGATAAAATTAGACCGTTTGACTATTTAGGCGGAAAAGATTTCACACAAAAACTTCTTCAAGTGCTGGAATTAGAGCGTTTCAATCAGTTATCTGATGTGATCGACATAGGCCAAGGAACGTTTTCCACTTGGCATACTCGTCAAATGACCCCTTTTGAAGTTGCTGTTCGAGTTCATTTAGCAAAAGGCGTTTCACTACGATGGCTATTGCTAGATGAAGGCGAACCGTATGAAAACAGCAGTCACACACACACATCAAAAAAACAAGAATCTAAACGAATCTTTGATATTGATTGTTTTGACATATCTAAAGGCTGCCTTACGCCATTAAAAACATTGTCATTTGATAAAGTTTTACTAGATGAGATTGGTGTATTGAATGTAATGGCAGTCAAAACAAACAATTCAATCTATTTGGTAGATAAAGAAAACCGCCAAGCGATTAACGGAAAGTACTTAATTGATATTGATGGCGTTCTATCGATCAATGAGCTGCAACGTCTACCGGGTAAGAAATTAGCGATCAGTTTTAATGGTTCAACTATCAATGTCGCAGAAGATGATATTAAGGTAGTTGGTCGTGTGGCTATGGTGATGGGAAAGGAATAAACTTTGGCTTTTAATAATAAAGAACATCAAAAACGACCATATAAATTATTTAATACATGGCTAATAAGAATCAAGTTAACAAAATTTTGTGAACAAATTGTCTTTATTAAACATACAATAAATTTCATTGCAGAGTTCATTTCTAACCCTGTATTTATCGGGTTAATAACATTAGTTCAATTAACTGCAGGTGCTGTACTTGGTGCGAATATAAGTCTTGCATTCCCAACTGTTAATTATGCTAGTTATAATAATATTACCCTTATCGAAACAATCTGGGATGGATTACATCCAACAACCATTTACAGTGTTGCCTTTGCTATAATAATAACATTAATCCGTTCAATATCAGATACATACATAAACATCAGAGACACAAAAAGAGCAAATAAGAAAGCACAAGAACTTCGTTCTCTACCAGAATCTTTATGGCTTAAAAATTATCATTCTCAAATTCTACCACAAGTTATGAGTATAAATAATTATATAAAACACTCCTTTGATTCTGGTAAATTTGACGATGATAAGATAATTGAATCCATTTTAGACTTGCTAGAAATGGCTAAAGTAATAGCTCAAGAGTGGGATAGCCAAAACCATGAAGACTACTCTGTAAATCTAATGCTCTATGCCCCATCATCCGAACAAGTTGGTGAATATATTAAAGCGCATTGGGAAAGAAATAAAATATTCTTCGATGGTAATAGTCCATATAGTGTTGCAAATCAAATATCAGGCATTCTATATGTAGCTGCTAGTGTCAATTCAAAAAAACAGTTCTACATACATGCGAAAAATAGGGAACATACACCATTAATTCTACCCGTGTGCCTAGATGAAAGTTCTAAAAACTTATCTCGTCAATCTTTGCCTGGTGCTCCTGAAGCATTCAAAAATGGTACATATCATTACATCAAAGATTTACCTGCTGAAGTAGCCACATGGTTAACTGAAGAATATTGGCGTTATTTTAGTGATGCCCAAGCACAAGACATATATGATTACTATCGAAATGATCATACAGGTCGCTCTATAATCAGCTTGCCACTAAAACTAGAAACAGCGGTTAAACACGATTCAACTAATTTAGTTTTTAATGAAAAAGAAATTTTTGCTGTTGTAAACATTTACAGTAAGGAAAAAGGGATGCTTAGAGAAAATCCCAATGATTTTAATGAATTTTGCAGACCAATATTAAGTACTTTAGCACTCTGTATTACAGCTTATGAAATATGGTCAAACTTAGACGAAGATAAAAATAATGAAGATTCCTAAGTTTTGAGTTAAAATAAATCATAACGTTAAGTAATTTATTTGAACTTAGGAGGCTAAACATGGGGATCAGAACGACAACTCCAGTCGAGTATGACAATAACTTGAATTATCCAATGCCAACAAATGACAATAAAGATAATTCAGAAAATCCTAAAGACAGTAAACAAAGAAAAACGATAAGACCAATGTCTTTAACGCAGCATCGTAAAAATAATGCTGATGTCATGACTAAACAATTTTTATCAAACGAATAAAAAAAGCACCTCACTATTTGAGGTGCTTTTTTTCATTACAATTTAATTCTTGTATCTATAACTAAATCTGATACTTCCCAGTTATACTGTTCCATTAAACGACTCATTTCATTGTATACAGGCTGCTCTCTATCGATATCTCGAATTGTTACAATCAAAGAAAACGGAATTTCAACACCTTCAGCCTCATAACCATCACGATTTAAAACTGCAAGCCTTAACTTCCAATTCTCAATATCAGTTCCTTTAGGGAAAACTTTATGATATACCTTTATTGGTGACCATTTATCACCACTTTTAGTCATATCCTTTTCATATTTAGGTGTAGATGACTGTAAAGGCACCTTAGAATTAAACTTTCCACCTTCAATCTTCCCTAACCCAACATTTAAATCAATTTGGCAATATTCAAATGATTTCTTCGGGTCTAAATCTGGACAATATGCTAACGTTATAAAGAATTCAGCTCGTACTTTCCCATCATCAGTGCGTAAACATTCAGGAATAGGAAATGGTAATTTTTCAATTTCAAAGCTCTTTTTAGCGACCCCCTCCATAACTAATGTGGTTTCATAATCCGAAACAGCTAAAATATCATCAACATCGGCAGGAACTCCCCATCCATAATATTCTTTATATTCTTTGGGGGTACACCCTTTTAAATTGGCACTATGTATTAACAGCCCTTTAATCAAGCTAGGTGTTGCTCTTTCACCTAATTGATGGAATAAATTCGCTGCAATTGTTGAGACTAGAGGAGCAGAAAAGCTCGTACCAATATCGTGAGCTGCCTTTCCATCAGGGCCAACAGAACAAATAGCCATTTCAGGTGAATGGCTACCATCTAAATGTAAATTACCACCAAAATGCACAATCTCTGGTTTTTGAACAAAATTAGAAACAGGTCCTTTACGGCTAAAACTAGATGGTTCGCCTACAGAAACAAAACCATCTTTATGAGCAACAGAGCCAACAGTTAAAGCCCTGATTGAATCTCCAGGGCTACAAACCCTATCATCTAGCTCTTGTACTGGAGGCCATGAACGACAATCTTCACTCAAATAATTACCAGAAGAAACAATACATAAACAATTATTTCGATCTTGAAATTCATCTAATAATAAAGCAAATTCTGAAATACAAGTAATATCGACAGGACTCTCATCACCTAAAGATAAATTCCATACTCTTATATTTGGGTTATTTTTTGCAACTGTATATAAGGCTTGAATAATTTCATATAAATCCCCCCCATTACTACCAATTGCTTCTATACTGAAAATTTTAGCCTGACTTTTAGGAAAATCATCAATACTATTATTTAATAGGCTTGCATTACTAATTAAGCCAGCAACAAAAGTACCATGGTTATACTCTTTATAAGTATCAGGAACAAGATCTAAATGCCCGCAAACCCACGGAGTCAAAGGCTCACAAAAAGGACTGACACCAGTATCAACAATACCAACAACTGGATAATCACCATCCTCAGGATGGCTCATAAAAACACCAGTAGAACCTATATCATAATTCTGTTTGCATATTTCAGTAACAGCTTTGTTTGATGTAATACTCTGAACAAAAACACTTTGCTTACAAAGTTCATTAACACTATCAGAATGTAATTGAACACGATATAAACACACTACTTCAGAATCAAATTTCTCCCATTGGATACTAAACTTATTTAAATATTCTTCAAACTCACGATCAATACGTTGGTTTGTATGATAATCATCAAATCTTAAAAGTCTAATCGTATAAAAGGTACTATTACCATCAATAGTAATTCTTGGCTTAAATGTCGAAATAGATTTTATCGTTGAAATAGCAGCAAGTACACTGTCACTCTTTGAGGATAAAATACGTTCTTTTAATGCTTTAAGTCCAATAGGCGTTGCTTTGATTAAAAATTTTGAAAAACCTACATCACCAAAAAATGGGCATGTTTTATCATTAAATACAGTATTTGGACGGTTAGATTTAGAAATAGCCGTATTTTCTAATTCAACCACAACAGCAGCACAAGCGATCTTTGAGTTATTATTTTTCTCTTGCAAATCATCTGCTACAACATCTATCGAATGAATAATCTCTTGAATAAATTCTGGAGTTACATCTTTATGATATGTGGTTTTCCCCCCTCTAGGAGGTTTTGGTTGAAAGTAATCTTTCGTCGAAAATTTAATATGCTTTATAGGGTTCTTATTCATTAACTTTTACCTTTCAATATTTTGCCAACATAACTAGTAGATATACCAAAAATTAAACCTAATTGCCGATAACTAAACAACGCATTGTCATATTTTTGAAGCATTTGCATGCTTTCTTTTCTATTATCACTATCAAAAATAATTTCAGGAAATATTTCCTTTAAAAAGCGTTGAGTTAATTGATTCACATCAAATTGAACATTATTAACAATTATGAACCTTAAATAATCATTAATGTTCATTTCAATTTCAGCTCCAGTTAAATTAAAACTTAATTTAGATAATTGGGAAACTGTATCTTTGTCTACATTAAATTTTCTAAGTAAATTTTCAATCATCATAAATCGAACATTTTCATCTGGTTCTTTTAATTCCATTTTGTAATGAAAACGCCTCCAAACTGCAGGGTCCAATAAATGTTGATGGTTCGTAGCTGCAACTAAAATAGTATCACCAAGATTATCTATATTCTGTAACAAACTAACAACAACGCGCTTTAATTCACCAATTTCATTCTTATCATCCCTTGCTTTTGCTATTGCATCAAACTCATCCAGAAACAATACGCAAGGTTCAGCTTGAGCATATTCTAATAATGAACGAATATTTTTAGACGTTGACCCTAAGTATGAGGAAATTAAAGCATCAGCTCGAGCTGTCACTAAAGGAAGTTTTAATTTTGCAGCTAAACTGTTAGCTAATTGGCTTTTACCCGTTCCTGGTTTCCCATAAAGTAATAAACTAGGGTTTGATGGTATCCCTATATCCTTTAGCTGCTCTTTTTTTAATATATATTGAATAAAGTCTTCTAATTCATTATTTTGGCTTTCTGATAAAAAAACTCTCCCCTCTTCCAAAGTAGGCATTGTTTTATCTGCTAAAGAAAATCTATTATCTTTTTCAACAGGTACAGGGCGTGCAAACGCTGATTGAGCAACTATTGTATTTGATTTGCTTTTTTGTATTTTACTTTCCAATCCCTTTACTGCAATCACTTCTCCTTCTTCTTTAAGCTTTTGTATCAAAAGCTCAGTATAAGAAATAAGTGCTTTTTTATTTCCAATAAAAGCACTTTCAACAATATTGGAGATCTCACTATAATACTTCATTGTCCACCCAAAAGAACAAAAAAAATCGAAATATGGACACATCGTCCACTCATTAAGGACATTATAGTCCTATTTAAGACAAAAGCATCAAAAAATGACATTTAAATGTACTATGTTTTATTCATTCAATGTTAAACATTGATTTTCAGCGTCCACCTTTGTACTGTATATAAAAACAGTATAGATGAATATTACTATGGCTATCCGAAACTTAAAAGACAATTCAAAGAAACCTTGGCTTGCCGATTTCTACACGAACGGCCGTGAAGGTAAACGTATTCGTAAACGCTTTGCCTCTAAAGGTGAAGCAACTACCTTTGAACACTACACCTTAAAGCAAGTTGAAGAAAAACCGTGGAAAGGTGAGAAACAAGAAAACCGTCGTTTATCTGCTCTCATTGAAATCTGGTTTACTATGTACGGCACAAACCTATCAAATGGCCAAGTTATCTATCAAAAATTTAAACATATGGTTAAAGCTATGGGTAATCCTGTTGCTTCAACATTTACACCACGAATTTATGCAGAGTTCCGCCGAAAACGCATGGCTGGTGAAGTTATCTTTGTTGATAGTAAATGGCAGAAAGGCGCACCAAGTATTGCGACATTAAATTCTGAATTGGCTCGTTTTAAAGCTGTGTTTGAAAAGCTTAAAGAACTGGGCGAATGGAAAGGCCCAAATCCATTAGAGAGTATTAAACCATTTCGAGATCATGAAAGACCAATGAGTTTTTTAGCAAAAGAAGAGATAACCCTACTCCTTGAGAAAGTATCCGAACATAAACGCCAAGATATGCTGAAGATAGTGAAAGTGTGTTTATCTACTGGCGCACGTTGGAATGAGGCAGCACAATTAACTGGCAATCAACTTTCTAAATTTAAAATTACTTATACCAATACAAAGAATAAAAAGATTCGCTCGATTCCCATCAGTAAAGAGTTGTATAACGAAATCCATAAACCAACATCTGGAAAACTATTTGAAGAGTGCTACACCCCTTTTTGCTACATTTTAAAGTATAAACTAGGTATTGATTTGCCTACTGGACAAGCCTCTCACGTTTTACGCCACTCTTTCGCAAGTCACTTTATGATGAATGGCGGTAATATTTTAGTTCTTCGTGACATTCTTGGTCATGCTGATATCCAAATGACCATGCGCTATGCTCACTTTGCACCAGATCATTTAAGCGATGCCATTACAAAGAACCCTTTAAGCTACTTTTAAGCAATTCACTAAATGTGCATAATTACTCATATTTGAATGGTGTGGAAAATAAAAACTTGGATCTGCGTAGTCATTTTGTAGCCATTAGCCATTTTTAGGCCAAAAAAAAGGCCGCTAAATGCGACCTTTCATTATTCGTTATTTCCGAAATATCGAGTGATTACTCTTTACCGAAAACGTTGTTCTCTTGCTCTTGTACTCGGATGAAAGTAGTACGCTTAGTTAGCTCTTTAAGCTGCGCTGCGCCTACGTATGTACAAGTTGAACGTACACCACCAAGGATGTCAGAAATCGTATTATGAACAGAACCACGGAATGGTAATAGAACGGTTTTACCTTCAGCAGCACGGTACTTAGCCACACCACCAGAGTGTTTGTCCATCGCACTTTGTGAAGACATTCCGTAGAATTTCATGAATTGCTTACCGTCTTGCTCAATAACTTCACCGCCCGACTCTTCGTGACCAGCTAGCATACCACCAAGCATCACGAAATCAGCACCGCCGCCGAACGCTTTAGAAACATCACCAGCACATGAACAACCGCCATCACCGATGATACGACCACCAAGACCGTGAGCAGCATCAGCACATTCGATAATTGCAGACAGTTGTGGGTAACCAACACCAGTTTTAACACGTGTAGTACATACAGAACCTGGGCCAATACCTACTTTAACAATATCCGCACCAGCAAGGATAAGCTCTTCAACCATATCACCAGTCACAACGTTACCCGCAGAAATCACTTTATCAGGGAATTCAGCACGCACTTTTCCAACATATTGAACTAGGTGTTCAGAGTAACCATTCGCGATATCAATACAAATAAAGATTAAATCATCAGTTAATGCCATGATGTCTTTAGTTTTTTGAAAATCAGCTTCTGAAGTACCAGTAGAAACCATTGCGTTTTTAAGAACAGATGCATCGTTCTCTTTAATAAACTCAGCCCAATCTGCAACAGTGTAGTGCTTATGTACAGCAGTCATTACACCATGCTCAGATAATGCTTTCGCCATTGCAAAGCTACCTACAGAATCCATGTTAGCTGCAATTACAGGTGTACCAGACCATTGACGTCCGCTATGTTTGAATGTAAAATCGCGGGTTAATTCAACCTGAGAGCGACTTTTCAGCGTTGAACGCTTAGGACGAAACAGTACATCTTTGAAGCCTAACTTTAATTCTTGTTCGATACGCAT